GGGATGAATATTTATATTAAATTAAAAGATAGAAATAAAAAATGAAATACTTTGAGGAATCTGAATTTAACGGTTTTGAAATGATGGATGAAAGGCTTCTTAAAATGCTCGACAGACTAAGAGAAGTATATGGCAACCCTATAAAATTAACATCAACATATAGAAGCCCAGACCACCCTATTGAAGCCGCAAAGAATAATCCAGGTGAACATGCCTATGGAGCCGCTGTAGATATAGAAAGTGTTGGGGGCGAGAAAACATTTAGATTGGTTAAAGCTGCAATGGAAGTTGGTTTTACTAGGATAGGCGTTAGTCGGAAAAAAGGTTTTATACATTTAGGTATAGGCTATCCAGGCGCACCTGATACAACTTTATGGACATACTAAAATAAATTAAATGAAATTAATTAGAAAAATATCAATTGGTCAAGATTATAAGAATGAGGCAATGCATTATTCAGTTGGGCAAGAAGTTTACGGTGGTCACACAATATCTGACATACTAGAAGAAGAAGGTACATACAAAATATTTATTAAAAAAAATGATGAGATACTTCCGTGGAAACATTTTAATTCAAACATGGCGGTGTCGGTTGAATATAATTTAGATTATTAATGCGATCACTTTACAATTATATTATATATTCTGAAAATAGATATAACAATTCCACTAAAGTAAAAGATAAAAATCTTATACTAAATACAGAAATATCTGAAAGAGATTTTATGTATACTAATAGAATAGGCAAAGTTATTTCTGTTCCCATGCTTGGCACTCAAGAGCTAAAAAAAGGAGATCAGGTCTTATTACATCACAATGTTTTTAGAAGATGGATTGACCTTTATGGTAAAGAAAAAAATTCTTCTAGTTTTATAACAGAAGATCAATATACAGTATCTCCTGATCAAATATATGCTTACAAAAGAAATGATGATTGGCAGTGTCTAGACAGCTATTGTTTTGTAAAACCTATAAAAGACGATTCAAAATGGAGCGTTCTAAGAGAACGTAAATTATTTGGAGAGCTTGTGTATAGCAACAGATATTTAAGCTCATTAGGGCTGTCTATAGGAGACGTGGTGGGGTTTACTCCAGATTCAGAATATGAATTTAATGTAGACAATAAAAAATTATATAGAGTTTTATCAAATCAAGTTACAGTAAAATATGGATCTAAGGAAAAAAGTAATTGAAGCAGCAGAAATTGCTTTGGTTGAGCTTGACAAAGTTATAAAACAAAAAATTAATTTAGTTGAGTTAGAGCCTGAAAAAGCAAAAATAGCTGCTCAAGCCAAATGGGTTGCAATTGAAGACTCATTTAAGATTATAGAAAAAATAGAAGAGTTGTCATCAAACAAAAAATCTGAAGACAAAATAAAATTTTTAGGTGTAGAAGATAGAATAAAATAATGTATAAACAATCACTTTATAGCATTACCAGAGATCACCTCGATACTAAAGAAGTAAGAAAAAAAAATAGACTTAAAAAATATAAGTACGGCTACGAAAATGATTTAGACTGCGTAGTTATAAGTAAAGACGGTACAATCGGAGATATATATGAGGTTCAAGGTCTTAAGATAGCAATACCTCAAACCCCTGGAAAAATAGATGGTCAAAAGCTAAAAGCGGAAGATCAAGTATTTATAAGAAGGGAAAGACCAGAATCTTTAAAAAGAATAAGATCAATACATGAATTTAAAAACCACCCCGAGCAAACTAAAGAGCAATACTATAAATATATTGATGCTGAGTTTAATCATAGGAATGATGGGTATTGGTTCATGTGCAACGGTGAACCGTGTTACATTACAGGGTCACACTATATGTACCTCAACTGGACAAAGATTGACGTGGGTGCGCCCGAATTTAGGCAGGCGAACAGAATATTCTATTACTTTTGGGAAGCTTGTAAAGCGGACTATAGGTGTTACGGAATGTGCTACCTCAAGAATAGACGGTCTGGCTTTAGCTTCATGGCATCATCAGAAACTGTTAATGTGGCTACGACGTCAAGAGACTCGAGGTTCGGTATATTATCAAAAACAGGTGCTGATGCGAAAAAAATGTTTACCGACAAGGTTGTACCGATCTCGGTAAATTATCCATTCTTTTTTAAACCCATACAAGATGGTATGGAAAGGCCAAAAACAGAGTTGTCTTACAAGTTACCATCAAGAAGATTAACCAGAAATTCGTTTAAAGAATCAGATGATGAATTATTAGGGCAGGGTTTAGATACAACAATTGACTGGAAAAATACGGGAGATAATAGTTATGATGGAGAAAAACTAATACTATTAGTTCATGATGAATCCGGTAAATGGGAAAGACCCGATAATATATTAAACAACTGGAGAGTAACTAAAACTTGTTTAAGGCTAGGAGCTAGAGTAGTTGGCAAATGTATGATGGGATCTACATCTAACGCACTAGACAAGGGCGGAGATAATTTTAAAAAATTATATTATAATTCAGATGTTGACAAAAGAAATAAAAATGGACAGACTTCAAGTGGATTATATTCTTTGTTCATACCTATGGAATGGGGTTACGAAGGGTTCATTAATAAGTATGGATACCCTGTGTTCGAAACACCATCATCTCCGGTTGAAGGAATTGATGGAAGCCTCATTCGTGCGGGAGTTATTGAACACTGGGAAAATGAAGTAGAAGGATTAAAGAATGATGCGGATGCATTAAATGAATATTACAGACAATTTCCTAGAAGCGAAAAGCACGCTTTTAGGGATGAGACATTGCATTCTTTATTTAATTTAACAAAAATATACGAGCAAATAGATCATAATGAAGAAATGACTTTAAAAGGTTATGTTGCTCGAGGAAGTTTTTCTTGGAAAAACGGTATAAAAGATACAGAAGTAATTTGGACACCTACAAAAAATGGAAGATTTTATGTTAGTTGGTTACCAAAAAAAGAATTAAGAAATAATATTATTGAAAAAAATGGTATTAAATATCCTGGTAATGACGGGTTTGGAGCTTTTGGCTGTGACTCTTATGATATATCAGGAACTGTTGGTGGGGGTGGCTCTAATGGAGCATTGCACGGGTTAACAACTTTTTCTATGAACCCAGACTTCCCTAGCAGCAAAATTTTTTTAGAATACGTTGCTAGGCCCCAAACTGCAGAAATATTTTTTGAAGATGTGCTTATGGCAATAGCTTTTTATGGGTTACCTATATTAGCTGAAAACAATAAGCCAAGATTATTATATCATTTAAAAAGAAGAGGCTATAGAGGCTTCTCTATGAATCGCCCTGATAAGCTTCGCGGCGCATTGTCTAAATCTGAAATAGAATTAGGCGGTATACCTAATACATCAGAAGATATAAAGCAAGCCCACGCAGCTGCTATAGAATCTTACATAGAAGAAAACGTGGGCAAGCAAGGTGAAAGCCACGGTAATATGCATTTTCAAAGAACATTAGAAGATTGGGCTAAATTTGATATTTCAAAACGTACGGCTCACGACGCATCTATAAGTAGTGGGTTAGCTATAATGGCTTGCAGGAAACATCTATATAGACCCCGGCAAGAAAAAACAACAAAAAAACTAAATTTTTCATTCTCTAAGTATAAGAATGAAGGTGGCAGAAGTATGCTAATTAAATAAATATGGCAAAAACACAAAAAGATTATTCTATTTTTCCTAGCCAAGCGGTATCTGATTCTAAAAAAAGAAGTTCTGAATATGGATTAGAGGTAGCTAAAGCTATAGAACAGGAATGGTTTAATAAAGACAAAGGACAGGGTAAATACCATCAAACTAGAGACGAATTCCATAGACTTAGATTGTATGCTAGAGGCGAACAGTCTATTAGAAAATATAAAGACGAATTTGCAATTAACGGTGATTTATCTTACCTTAATTTAGACTGGAAGCCTGTGCCTATTATACCTAAGTTTATAGATATAGTTGTTAACGGAATGCAGGACAGGCTATTTTCTATTAAGGCTTTTGCGCAAGATTCAATTGCTACCGGTAAAAGAACAAAATACGTTGAAAGCGTACAAAGAGATTTAGCTGCTAAACAAATTCTCGCTGAAATTGAAGCGGAATTAGGTGTTGATGCTAGAAATATTCCGGAGTCCGAATTACCCTCTAATACAGAGGAACTAGAATTGTACATGCAATTAAATTATAAGCAAGGAATTGAAATTGCCCAAGAGCAAGCCATAAATAATATATTTCTTAGAAATAAATACGCTGAGCTAAAGAAAAGAACAGACTACGATAGAGCTGTTTTAGGAATTTCCGCAGTTAAGCATTCTTTTAATAATACAGATGGTATAAAATTAGACTACGTTGATCCTGCTAATTTAATTTGGTCTTACACTGAAGACCCTAACTTTGAAGACTGTTATTACTTCGGAGAAGTAAAAAGAATAAAAGTAAATGAATTAAAAAAGCAATTTCCCGGTTTAGCGGACGAAGAAATAAAAGATATAACTAGCAAAGGTTCCAATTACAGTAATAACTTTGACTACAATAATACTGATAACGACGATAATAATACGTTAACCGTTTTATATTTTAATTGGAAAACATTTGAAAATAGTGTATATAAAATAAAGGAAACCTCTTCTGGTGCAGAAAAAGCGATTAAAAAAGATGATTCTTTTAACCCTCCAAAAGATAAAAGAACTAGATTTAAAAAGGTAGCGCAAGCTAGTGAAGTTCTTTTTGAAGGGGTATATTTATTGGGTAGCAATAAAATAATTAAATGGGAAAAGGCAACCAATATGGTGCGCCCTAGTTCTAACACTAATAAAGTAGTAATGAATTATATTGTTACTGCTCCAAGAGTATATAAGGGTAAAATTGATTCTCTTGTTTCAAAAATGACGCCTTATGCTGATTTAATACAATTAACTCATTTAAAGCTTCAGCAATCAATTCAAAGGATGACCCCGTCGGGAGTTTATATAGACGCTGATGGTCTAGCTGAGATTGATTTAGGCAATGGTACTAGCTATAATCCGCAAGAAGCTTTGAACATGTACTTCCAAACTGGTTCAATAATAGGAAGATCGTTGACTGTAGATGGAGACCCTAACCCCGGTAAAGTTCCTATTCAAGAGCTACCTGGAGGCGGCGGTAATCAAGTGCAATTATTAATTGGCGCATATAACCAATATTTGCAAATGATAAGAGATATAACCGGACTAAATGAAGCTAGAGATGGTTCTGATCCGGATCCAAAGTCGTTAGTAGGAGTTCAAAAACTAGCAGCTGCTAATAGTAATACAGCTACTAGACATTTGATAGAAAGCAGTATGTATACAACACTTACTTTAGCAGAAGCTATATCTTTAAGATTTAAAGATGTGCTAGAATTTCATCCTGCTAAAAAAGCTTTTATTGGTGGCTTAGGTAAATTTACAGTGGGTAGTCTAGAAGAACTTAAAAATTTAAATTTACATGATTTTGGCATATTCTTAGAGCTAGAGCCCGACGAAGAAGAAAAACAACTTTTAGAAGCCAACATACAAATGGCTCTTTCTCAAAATAGTATATTTTTAGAAGACGCAATTGATATAAGGCAAGTAAACAACATAAAACTAGCTAATCAGCTTCTTAAATTTAGAAGAATAAAAAAACAAACTACTGATCAACAAACAGCTCAGGCGGCATCAGTTGCTCAAGCAGAAGCGCAGGGTCAAGCCCAAATACAAATAGAAGAAGCAAAAGCTCAAGCCGAACAAATTAAAACAGAATCTAAAATACAGGTTTCAAATGCTGAAAATGAATTTAGTATTAAAAAATTAGAAGTAGAGGCTAAGACTAAAAGAGAATTAATGCAATTTGAATATGATCTTAATGTTCAATTAAAAAGATTAGAACTTGAAGCTCAGAAAGAATTAGCAGATAAGCAGTCAGAAGTGCAAGAAAGAATTGCTGATAAAAAAATCAGCTCTTCTAGTATATCTGGACCACCTAAAACAGAAAAACCAAAAAAATCATTTGAATCAAAAGGCAATGATGTTTTAGGCGGTATTGATTTATCTAGGTTTGAGCCTAAGTAACAGTAAATTATTATATTATATTATATTATGGAAGAAAAAATTGAAGTAAACGTAGTTGAGCCAAATCAAGAGGTTTCAGCACAAGAAAAAGAAGCCGCTGTGCTAGAACAAGCAGTAGAAAGCGGTGAAGTTGATTCTAATTATGGGTTTCAAGACGACGGAGTATACCGAGTAAATGTTGACGCCCCTCCAAAACAAGAAGAAAATGCCGTTCAAAAGCAAAGCGCAGATGAAGTATCTGTACGCGACGAACCCAAAGCTAGCGAAGAAGTTCAAAAACAAAACGAGCAAGAGCAAGTTGAAGAGCCTACCGAAGAAGTTAAAGAAGAAGCGCTAGAACTTGTAGAGGATGTTGTAGAAGAACAACCTCAAAAAGAAGAAAAAATTGTTGAGCAAGAAATAAAAAAAGAAATAGCTCAACCTCAAGAACAAATAGAATACCCTGAGGATATTCAAAAGCTAATTAGCTTTATGGAAGAAACAAATGGTTCTTTAGAAGATTATGTTAATCTTAATAAAGACTATTCTGAAACAAAACCAACAGATTTAGTATATGAATATTACAGAAAAACAAAACCTCATTTAGACGAAAGCGATATTTCGTTCATGATTCAAAACAAATTTGGGTATGACGAAGAAGTTGCCGAAGACCATGAGGTAAAAGCTAAACAATTAGCTTTTAAAGAAGAAGTGTATAATGCTCAAAAGCACTTTGAAGGCTCTAAAAAAGAATATTATGCCGATCTTAAGTTAAGAAAGCAAAACGATGTTCCTGAAGAGTACGAAAAAGCTTTTGAATATTACAAACAACAGCAATCTGAAAAAGATGACTGGACAAAACAACAAAAAGTTTTTTTAGAAAAAACAGAAAAAGTTTTTAATGATGATTTTAAAGGATTTGATTTTCAAGTTGAAGACAAAAAGTTTAGATTTAAAATTGACAATAAACAAAAAATAAAAGAATATCAATCTGATCTAAAAAACTTTATAAACGAATTTATTAGCGAAGACGGTACTTTGGGTGATGCTAGTAGCTATCACAAAGCATTGTTCGCTGGAAAAAATGCAGATAAAATTGCTTCCCACTTTTACGAGCAAGGCCGTGCCGATGCTATAAAGTCTCAAGTTAAGGAATCAAAAAATATCGACATGGCTCCCCGCATTGATAATTCCGTTATTACCACAGACTCTGGTGATAAAATACGTGTTGTTGCAGGAAATTCATCTGACAAATTGCGCATAAAATGGAATAAATAATTTTTAAAATTTAAAAAATGGCTTTTACAAGTGGAATACCAGCAGCTTTGCAACCAACTCAAAGCAAAGCTCTTTAT